GCTGAATCGTAAGCTATTGTTTTTAAATGTATAAAAAAAAAGCTTTTAAATACTTGAAATCGTTGTAGCGCCCTACAATGCTGGGGGTGCTGATGTTCTTAAAGTTTCATAAACAGAGTTATCCACAGAAACCGTGGATAACTCAATCAACCCCACGTTTATAAAGGGCTACAACCGAGTGCTAAATTGTCTGATCATTTGGTTTTTTCCGTTACCAATATGCAAACAGCATTGTATGCCCCTGTTATGTGTATGAAGGTGTAGCCGCCGAGCAAAAATGGGTAATAGCACGGGTTTAGTTGGGTAAATGCAAATTACCCACGTAAGCCGCGCGGGTTATACTGGGTAAACTAATTTAAATAAGTTGCTCAATAAGCAACCAATCCATTTAAAATAAAATTGAATTAAGAGCTTTAAATAGTTTTTAAATAGTGTTTAAACTTCAATCTCTGTGTAGGGTAATGTAGGTGCTGCACCCATAATGCGCCCATTTTCTATATATACTGCACCTGTTTGAACGCTATCCCCTAGCGCAATGCTTTGGCTACTATCACTATACTCAACGAGTGTGGTACCGTTTGGGTTGACTGTGACTATGGTTGCTATTGTGCGTTGGGTTTTATCGAGTACTGAGCCTAGGCGGTTTAGTGTATTAGACATTGCTGATCACCTTTATGGTTTGGCTTACCGTTATAGCGCCTTGAGCGTTAATAGAGGCGTTTATGGTTAGGCTGTCGCAGGTGGCTTTATATGTAGAATTGCTATAGGTAACACCTACTAACATACCTGGGCGAATAGGTGGTAAGTCAGCTTTTATTTTTGTGCGCATTGTCGCTTGCTGCTTGTTACCACTGTTTGCTAACTCACACGTGCCGCGCTGCCTTGCTGCTTGGTTATCTGTTATTAGGCTGTCTACCACATCACTTGCAAACTTATCGCCTAGCGTACCTGCACGCTTTATTTTACAGGCTACGCCTTGCTGCTCGCCCCTTACAAATACTGCGTTATGCTCTTGGTTAATGGTTTGGCTTGTATTGTGCTCAAGTATGATTGAGTCGTTTAATATTACATCACAAATAGCGTTGTCGGTGTCCCATGGCATTACAGGCCAAAGCGGCACAATAGATACCGTTTTGTTAGCGTTGTCTATATCAAGCATTGCGCCTACCGATTTAGCCACGCTTAATAATGCTGCCGCTGGGGTTAAATTTGTATAGCTAAATGCGCCTGTTGGTATTGCGTAATCAATCATTTGATTGTCGAGTGACCAGCCTGTATTTATTAAAATATCAGACATGATCCCCGCAAGGGTTTTAGCCGTTGGGTTAGCGTAATTGGTAGCGCGGGCGTATGGCGCTGACAACAAGGCAAAACGACTACGGCAGCTTGCGCTATAACTTGCAGTTGCAAAGCTATTACTGGTGCTTGGCTGCTCGCAAATTACATAAAAATCGTAGCCATTTATTGAGATTTTAAGCTCTTGGCCCAGGGCACGTTCAAAGTCGATACGCGAACAGAATTTAATGTTACATGTGGCGCTAAATTGACCGCGTGAAATAGAATAACTAACGCTGCTAATTAGTATTTTTAAGTCGTCTGATACACGCACACAATCGATAGTTGGCTGCATAATGTATGTATTCCTAATCTGGGGTTCTATGGGGATTTTGCGGTCAATAGTTGGTACATCGTCATCACCACGAACAAGGCCACCCGGTACGCCCCAGTAGCAAATTTTATCGGGGTTGCTAAAGCGCATAACTAAACGGCCGTTGTGCGTGATTGCTGGCTCTGTAAACTCTATGTTCACGTAACCTTTAAACGGGTGATTACGCCAGTAGCATATGTATTCTTTATCTGTGTTGCCGTAGTGAATCACAAGCTCACGCGACTCTAACACTGGCTTTATATGCCAGTGCTGTTCTCGTGATGTTGCTAGTAATTCTGCGGTATTCCAACGCTGGCTAAACTCACTATGCTCAACCTTTAATTGAGTTAACCAGTTAAAATCTTTCTCGTTGTATTCAATTGCAGTAATGATTTTATAAGGCATTTGAATAGTGTTTGATACATAGCCACCATTGCCCCACTTAACGCTATTATATGTTGTTACTAATGCGATTGATTGCCAATCAAAGCTAAATGCATTGTGAGTTGCTTTAGCGCTGCTAAACGCTGTTTCAAGCTCACTTTTAACACTCTGCGTATGCCATGATTGGTTTTTATATTCGGCTATTAATAGCGGGGTTAACCAGCTTAAATCTGAATCAACACCTATGTTTGCCTGTAAAAAAGGTAACGTTGGATCAACTGGTTCTGAACCGTCATCACCAAAACTGAATGTAAGCGGTGGCTTATTTGCTGTGAGCGGCTTATTAAATCTAAATGTAACTAAATAAGCTGATGCTTCTTCAGTTCCAAATTTAAACGATAATGGAGGAACGTTTAAACCAGCCTTTTTAGTGAAGTTTATAGCTAAAGGTTTCTCCATTTTAATTCTCAATTATTAGGGTATGTTTTTAATGCAGGGGTCACATTATCAACGGTACTAACAGCATAAGCACCTGTTTTATCGAAGCACAGCACAGTTAAAGTATTTAAATTGGCTAATCTAAAATAGAACTCACCATTAGCTCCTGTGTTAGCAAAAGCGACTGGCATATAGTTTGTTTTGTCTAATGCTACAATCATTTGAGACTGCAACACCAAATCTTTTTTTGGCTCAATTTTCCCATCAACGTAAATCTCGTCAGGGATTGTTGCAGCACCATAAGTCAGTTTATATTTCATTAAACCCCCAAATAAAACCGCGCGCGATTAAAATATAGATAATCACCAATAACCTCAAACATAGCTGGCCAAGACTGGGGAGCGGCTAGCGGAATTTCAACAAATGGAAATAATGCAGATAACTTTTCAGAGCTATTATTGACAAGTAAAGGCCCCCAAACTCCGGTGCTAGAAAATGCAGTTACTTTGCTAAATAAGTCTTTGTTATTTGCTGGATTTATTGGTCCTACAGTTCCTATCGAGCCTAAGCTGCCTGTGTTTACGTCTACTAAAATTGGAAAAGATGTATTCTTATTAAGAAATGATTGATGATCACTGTAACTAGAGAACAACTGACAAACGTCATAGTCTTTATAAAAACCATAATTACCTATCGCTGTATACGCAAGATTATGGCCATTACTCTCTAATTTCCCTATGAAGCAAGCTGCACTTGAAGTGCTGGTTCCAATATCATACAAGAGCAAATAACAACTTTCATTAGTTGCCAATATCACCCACTTAGAAGCTTTTTTGTCTATCATCTGGTTGTAGTTCGATAAGTCACTAGTTAGCTTTTCTGTCCAGCTACTATATTTTAATGATGATATTGGCTCTTCTATCGAATTGTATGCGTCAATAGCCCCAAAAAGTGCTGCTCTATCACCCCAATCCGTATTGCGTCCATCATCATAAATCAAATACATCCAAGCGCGGCTTGCGGGGCTAAAAATCATATTTTTATTATCAGCTGATATCTCCTCCAAAACCCAACCCGCTGGTTGCTTTGTGCCGTAACCATCAATTAAACATTTTTTAAACACATCAACTGCTGACCCATGTGTTTGAGTCAGCTGCGGTGCGCCGGGGTCATCCCATCTATAAACTGTTACTGGTGAAGTCATAATTTTTAATCCTTATTTCCACGAAAACTTAAAGTTGAATTGTCACGTACTATTTCTGAGTGGCCCGGTGATACTGAGCGCGTAACCATGGTTGGTTTACTGGCGGCTATGGTTTCAAATAAAAACGCTTCACCGGGGTTTAGGCCTGCACCAAACGCTGCTTTGCGCAATATGAAATACGGTGCGCCTGCAAATGAGTTTATAGGTGCACAGTCATTTAGCGTGTCGCCGCTGTAAATGTTACCGACTGATTCACCAATAACGTTATAAGCCGTTGTTGATGTGAACACGATTGCCCAGCGCTGTGCTATTGCGCCTATGTTTGTAAGCTCTATTGGGTACTGCGTGGTATTGATTGCACTTGATGCGGATGCGCCTGTATCACCAAAATTGTTTTGCCATGCCGCTAATGTGCGCTCGTCTTTAGTTTGGGCTTGAAAGTCACCAAGCACTTGTACGCTGCTGACTGTAGCCCCCGCTGGGTAAGCGCGGCTCAGCGGGGTTAATAAGCTTAGTTTAGTGCTGTCTATGTCATTTATCAGTGCCAGTTCAGACTGAATAGCCGTGATAATAAACGGCCCAGTAAACGCGCTAACCCCGGCATTAATGGTGATGGTGCCGGTGGTCGCATCGTAGCTGTAATTATCGTTAGTAACAGACCACAGACTTGCACCTAAGCTGTCTACAATGTCGATAAAATCGGCATCGGCTAACACGTTAACTGTTTGGCCGCTGGTAAGCGTTGCTGCTGCTGTGCGCTCGCGATTTTGCACACTGATTGGGTTGAAATTATGAAAAATACGTACAGTGCCGCCACCGGGCAACGTTGAGGTGTCAAACTCGCCCGGTGGTGAGGGTACTGTTGTTACTTCAACTTCGTTGTAATCGTAGCTTATTGAGTCAGGCTTTACGCCCTCGGCAAATACCAGTTCAACATACCCAGTATCGCTTACTGTGCCGGTTACTTTGGTGCCAGTTATTGCACCGCTTAAATCGCTTGATGCGCTAAGCATGGCACCTGCGGTTGTTTCAAAGGTTATATAAAGTGAGTCACGCGCAAAGCTTGAGTTGGGTAGCTGCCACTGTTTTTTTGTGATTTCTAAGTTGCTTCTTATGATAATAGCACCGAGATTAGCTTGTACTGTGCTGTTATATTCAACGGGGTCTATTTCAGTTATAACCCCGGTTTCATAGTCAATTGTTGCAAATACATAGCCATCGTGAATGAAATTGCCTAAGCCATCATCTTCAAATATTCCTTCAATACCTACTTTTCTGACTCGTACCGAGTTTTTTAAAACGCGCTCACCGGGGGCTAGCGTAAGGGTTGGGCTGGTCGAAAACGAATGAAATCGCATATCTTCTTCAGACATATAACTAAGCGTAAAATACTTATGCTTAGTAACCGGTTGGGTTAATGATGCTGATACGATACCGTTTTCAAATGTAAGTCTTGATTGCGCCATATGCTCAGTTAAAACAGCTAAATGAACACCAAGGCTTGTTCCATGACCTATATATCGAGCATATTGGTACTCGGCAAAAAAGTGCGGATCACCAATCAGCATATCGGGAACCGGTATATTAACTTCGGTGATGTTGCCAAAGCTTTGAATGCGCTTTGTGCGGTACACGCTGAACGCAGGCTCTGCATCGGGTTTTAAGCCCACTTTAGTATTAATTGTTTTAACGCTTGGCGTTAGTGAGCGCATGACCGATTCAACTGTAAGCTCCTGCCCTTGATTATCAACTGGGGCAGTTAAAATGCTGGTACCATGAAATTTAGTTGTTTCAAGGCCGAGTAAAGGCAGCATGTCGGCTACTGTATCGGTGTCTTTTAGCTCTTGAGCTTCTACCAGTAGCACATTTACAAGTGCATCGTCTGGTTGGTCGCTTAAGAATATATGCGCGTCTTGCAAACGGCTTGCATCGTCTGTGCTAAGCGCTGGGTAAAGCTTTACTAAATCAAACGATGAACGCGCATGATCAATATCACTAATTGAGCTAAACACATCGTTAAGTTTACCGCTTACAATTGCATTGCTGGTACGGTGGCCGCCAGCGTATAGCTCGTTGCCAATGCGCTGTGGTTTAAATATTTTTAAATCGGTTCTAAGCATTATTTGGCCTTTAAACGGTTTTTAAACGTAGGTTTACGTTTTGGTAATGGGTTGGTGCTGCGTCTGAAAAGTAGGTATGTGGCGTGGCTTCTACTGCTTTTTGGGTGTGGTCCCAAACAACATTAAACACCGTGCCGCGTATAGTTATTTCAAAGGCATCAAGCGTGGTTTTTGCATGCTCAAGTAATGGATTAACTACGCTTGCCTGTTCAAAATCGCTGTATAAATTAATTGGGCGGCCTAGTGGAATAAGGGTTTTTTCTATGTGCTGCGCGCCGTTTAATGCGCGCTCTGCTTGCTCGGCAACCGGTATGTAGTCGATTTCATCAAGCCATGTAAAATTATCTAATTGCTGTGCGTTAATAATAATCATTGGGTGTTACTCAACTGTTCTAGGCGTTGTAAAAACTGCTCTTCAAAATCAGCTAAAATACTGGCGGTTTGCCCACCTGGTAAAGCAAGCTCTAAGCGTACTGTTTTAGCGTTAGTGGTGCTTGGTTGCTGCTTTTTAAGTAGCGCAACAAGCTGGTTAACGGCGTTAGTAAGGCTGTTTAACTGAGTGTTAGAGGGGCTGTAACTAGGCGCGTTATTGCTCGCTGGCGAATAGCTTGGGGTGCTGCTGTACGTAGGTGGTACATATTGCTGCACCGCTTTTTGAGCTGTTTGCTGTGCTTTTAGCGCGTTTCGCTGTGCGTTAATGGCTGCATTTAATGTGCTTTTTTGCTCACGTGTTAAATACGTAAGCTGCTTATTAATTTTATTGTATAAATCGCTAAGGGCGGCGCTGGTGCTGGCGTTATCGATTTGGCTGCTAAATTTACCAAATTGGCTATTAGAAAAACCCTCATTAGCACGTTTCGCTTTTTCGTCACGTATGGCCTTGCTGTCTAGGTCGTATGCGCCTGTGCCGTTTTTTTCTTGGTAGTCTACAACATCGCTTACACTGGCTCGCTGTGCTGAGTTATAACGCCCTACACTGGTAGCTGCTGTGCTTGCTGAACGTGATACACGGTCTAACTCGTCGCGCTGCTCACGTAGGCTTTTAGTGGCAAACTCGTTGGCTTTTACTTGGTCGTTAGTGGCTTGCGTAGCTGCGCGGGTAGATGCTGTGGCCGCATCTTGAGCGCCTTTAAAATCGCCCAATAAGTTATTTACAACGGCTAATACATCGCCCAAACGCTCTTTTTGATAGTTGTATTCTTGGGCTGTTAACGTGCCTGCTGAGTAACGATCGTTTAAGCGGGCTAATTCATCCGTTAGCCGGCTGTGCTCTCTTTGCAATTGGCCTAGGCTTGCCAGTTCTAACTGCTGAACACGGTTTAAGTCGGTGGTTTGGTCGGTTAAGCGTTGCTGCTGAATAGTAAGCGCGGCTTGGGCTTGGGCTTTTTGTTCTGCGGTGGCCGTGCTGCTTGCCATTACTTGCTGATTAGTAATGATTGCCGCACGGGTTTGATCAAGCTCACGGGCAAAGCGATTAACCGCGTCGCTGTTTGTGTCGGTAACAGGCTTAAGGGCATTTGCTTTTTCAATGAGCTTATCTAGCTCTTTAGTTAACCCCAGTGCAGCCGCTGCGGCTTGAATGCTTGCGGGTATGGTTTGGTCTGTTGCATCTGCGGCGGCTATAGCAGCCTCTGCCCATTTTAAATATGCCTGGCGTTGTATGCCTAATGGCTGCTCTGATTGCTGCATTAGCTCATAAGCTGCGCGCAGCTTATTAGCTGTATCGTCTAGGGCTTTGGTTGATGTTAAACCAAGCTCTTTGTAGGCTTTTTCAACATCGCCAGCAAATACCTTTTGGCGCTCAAGCATTGCGCCGTGCTCTTCAAATTTAATTTGTAGGGCATCTAAAATAGCCAACTGGCCTTGGTACTGCTCACCCGCGCCTTGTATTGCCACACGTGCTGATTCAATGCTTTGAATAAAGCCATCAACCCCAACGGTTACACCGTCCATGGCTGTTGCTTGTTGCTCTAATGACGCAATGGTTTTAAGGGCTTCGGGTAACGATAAGCTTAAAAACGCCTGGCGCTGCTTTTCAGCTTCTAAGGTTTTAGCGGTGGCCTCGGCGAGTTTTTGTTGCTGGTACTCAACATTTATATACTGCTGGTTTGCCTCATCCCAAATAAGTGTGCCGTTTTCTATTAGCGCGTCTAACTCGGTCATGTTGGTAATAACTAAACCGGTAGAATTAGATAAATACTTTAGCTCGTCAGCAAGTAACTGGGCTTGCTGGGCTGATTGCTGCTTAGATTTGCGCAGCGCTTCTTCTGCTACTAGCAGGTCTTTGTATAGTAAACCTACGTCTATTAACTCGGTAATTAACCAGGTGTATAAGCCGGCTTTGCCCACGGCTTTTAAGGCCATGCCCCACTTACCCGCTGCAATGCCTGCGGCATTGGTGGCTACGGTGGTTGCGCCTATGGCGGCTTGATAGGTTCTTAGCGATGCAATGGCCGTAGTAGCGCCGCTGATCACACTGCTAAAATAGGTGCCTACTTTAAGGGCTAACCATACTTTGGCTACGGTGGCTATTGCATCGCGGTATTCGTACATGGTAGTAACGGTGTTTTGTATTGCTTTACCCGTACTTACAATGGCGTCACTAATTTGCTGCGCCCATTCTTTTAAACGGCCATCTTTGGCCATGGCTGCAAATTCGGTATTAAGGGCGGTTATTTGCCCTTTTAACCACTCCATAGCGCCACTTTGCGCTATAAGGTTATAAAACTGGGCCATGTTGTCTTTAGCGTTAGATACCTGCCCGCTAAATAACGCCATTTGCGCAGCTGCTGAGCCAACGCTACTACGCCCCATTTCATCTATTAAGCCTTTAATTACATCGCGGCCCAACTTACCTGCTGTAGATAATTGCTGTAATTCTTGTACGTTTTTGCCGGTTGATTTTTGTAGTAAATCCCAAACAGGTATACCCCGTTCAACCAGCTGTAGTATTTCCTCGCCTTGTAATTTTTGTTTTGCCCATGCTTGGCCTAATGCCAGGCTAACGCCTTGTACCTCTTGAAACCCACCGCCTAGCTTTAATGCTTGGTCGGTAATGGCCTGCATGGTGCCATCCATTGGATCAAGGCCAAACGCTTTAAGTTTTACAAACGCCTGGCTTACTTCGTCCATTTGTAACGGGGTTTTTAGGGTAAAGTCTTTTACCCATGCGGTGGCTTTATCACCTGCGGCAATGCTGCCCATAAGCCCCTGCATTTGTACGCCTAGCTTTTCAAACTTATCACCGGTGCTAAATACTTGGCTTACTGCTTGGGCTACCCGATCAAGCCCCACATACGCGGCAGCCAATGCGGTAACTTTGCCTATTACACCGTCTAGGCTTTGTGCTTGGGCACGTTGCGCTGTGGTTCCTGTGCGTAGGTTATTGCTAAACTTATCGACTGAGCGGCCTGTTTTATCAAACTGAGCGGCTAAATCGCGCTTTGCGGCACGTAAGTTATTGGTGTTTACGTCTGACTTTTTAAGGGCATTTTGTAGTGCGGTGTGCTTACTTGTTTGCTGGGTAAGCTCGGTGCGCATTTGTGTTAGGTCTTTTTCTGCGGCGTCGAGTGAGCGCGCAAGTTGCACAAATGGCTTATCGGTGTTTTTGGCTTCGGCTTGTAGTTGTTCTAATGCGCGTGCAGCTGCTGCGGTGGCAATTTCTTGTTGTTCTAATTTTTGTTTTGACTGCTCAAACGCACGTATTAGATCAGCTTGGTTAGCTAATCCGTCTAATTCGTTGGCAAGTTTACCCGCTGTTTGGCTGGTTTGTTTTGCGCTTGTATCGGTTTGGTTTAACGACTCACTGAGCTTATCAGCGGCAGGATTAGCAGCATCGGCGCTTTGCTCAATATTTTTAAGCTCTGTTACCAGTTGCTCAATATTTTGCTTGCCTGTGGCCTCGGCAACTATGCGTAGGGCTAATTCTAAGGTTTTATCTGCCATGGTGTTAACTCAGTTTAAACAAGGTTTAAATGGGGATAAAGGGGCAAACAATGCCCCTTTATAAATACGCTAAATAGGGCTTATGAAGCGTCTAGCTCGTCAATGTAGTACGGCTCATTTTTGTTTGCTACCAGCTTAGCTGTGCCCTCAAGCGCAGCGGTTACAAACTCACTACTTGCTAAGTCAAGCTCAGAGGTTGGCATCATTGAAGTGTCGTAAATTTCAAAGTTAACTTGCTTACCATTGGCTAGGTTTGTGCCCTCGCCAAAAATACGTAAGCGCGTTTGGCTTACTGTTGCACCGTTAATGCGTTTACCAGTGCGGGCGTTGTACGAACCGCTTACAGTAATACTGCCACCAGCGTCTAATGCACCGCCTTTAATGGCGCGAATCATGCCTAGCGCAAAGTTAAACTCGTAATCAACACCCGCAACTAACGTTACTGTGGCTTGCTTTACTACTACATCGTTTGTAAAGTTTTGCCCTGGTACTGAAACCCACGATTGGTTAGTAGGCATGGTTACGGCTTCGTCGGTTAATGTTCCGGCTGCGTCGTTAATTGCAGCTACATCGCCCATAAGCGCAAGCGCGATCATTTCGGCTGGCTGGTCGTCAAACTCCCATGTAATAACCGTAGGCTTGCTTATTTTTACGTCATCAAGTGATTGGCCCTTAGTGGCTTTTTTATTTGATGTACGTACAACCGAATCGGCTTCGGCCTTAATGCCTAGCTTAGTGGTGTTAATTGGGCCAAAGATTTGGCCGGTGCTTATGCCTTGCTCGTTTAAGCGGTCTACAAAAATGTTGCCCGCTAGTAAAATACCGTCGCTCATATTAAAGCGCTCCTTTAAGTCTCATTTGACAAGTAAAAGCCAGCGGGTAATACGCATGGCCTTTGGTGAATTGGGGTTTAGCTGGGGTGTTTACTCTAAGCCATGGCCCTGTGCCGTTAAGCACTTTGCCCGCCATAGCGCGAATAATGTTAGTTAGGTGCTCACCTGCGTTTGTGTCTTGCTTACGCACTACCAGTACAACAATCCATGTTTGGGTTAACTGCATTAAATGGCCGGCGTTTTTACTCTCTGGTAATTTATCGCCGTAGTACATAAGGTGAATGCTAGGGGTTGTTTGGCGGTCTTCTTTTACGTCGGCTAGCTCGTCGCTTAGGTAAACACGCTTAATGCCTGGTACTTGTTCAAGCGCCTGTTTAAGTGGGTTTTGAGCGGCAAAATAGTCGGTAGTAATTTCAAACATTAAATAAACCCCTTTGACTTTTCACGTGAAAACACAGTGCCTGAGCTTTGTATGGTGGCGGTGTCTTGCACTTTTGCGTCTTCGCCTAGTGCGTTAACTCCAATGCTTAGTTCTCCTTTAGACACTGAGGTTAAAAACTTTACTGCTTCCTTGTAGCGCGTTTCTATGTGCTCTGGGGTGTCGTTTGTGCCTAATTTATAACGGGCAATATCACAACAAAATTGCTCAAGTAGGTTAGGCACCGTTACAAGCGGCAATTCATAACGCCCAGCTAAATAGCCGTTAATCATGTCGCTTGCATCGGTAATGGCCTGCTCAATAACTGCGGTATTAATTACATCAGCGGGGGCGTCGTCGCGTTCACTTAAATAAATAAGCTCGCGCTCACCAAAGCGCTTTTGCATTGCTGCTATTGTTGCGTAGGCCATTTACTCGCCCTCGCCTGCTTTGGCTGCTTCTTGTAGCCATTGCCATGCTAAATCACGAGTAAGCGCAGGCACTTTAACTTTAACTACCTCGCCCTCGGTTTCGCCTGGTGCCTCATAAGCCACCTGAGCACAACTAGGTTGATCTGCAAACTGTGCATCAATCATTAATGCAATAACGGGTTGTAGCTCAATTGGGGCTTGGGTGTAATCAACGTTTGCATAGAGCTTAGGGGCATCTAAATTTGCACCCAGGTTATCTGCGTCCAGCTGTGGGTTCTGCGCAGTACTCGCATCGAGCGGTACAGCTTGCACCGATAAGCGTGGATCATTTTCAATTGCTTCAAGCTGCTCTTGAGTAAGCTGCTCTGCGGGTAATGTTTGCTTGCCGCTGGTGAGACTAATGCCGCCACGACGGTAGCCCGTAGGCTGCGTGCAATGGACAATGATAGCCGCAAGGGCAGTAAGCTTAAGGTTTTTAGCCATTTCATTATTACTCCTGGTTTAAAGCATGGGGCTTTAAAGCCCCGTGCTTAATAGGGTTTTATGGGTGGTTAAAGGTAGTCAGCTACTAATAGCTCTACGCGGCCTTTAAGTTCGTTTGAGCTGTTTAATTCCATTTCACGCTCTAACATGCGAGTGGCTAGCTTTTCCATGCTGGCAGGAACAACTAACATGGTTGGCTTAATACCCAACTTACGGCCACCGTCGGCTTTAAAGCTGCGCATTTTTTCGATGCTGTCCCACAAATTATCTGGCGTTAATGCACGTTTGTTAGCAAAGGCAAGTTGCCAAAAACCAAAGCCTGCTGCATCACGGCAATCAACGCCGTATCGGTATTCTTTGCGAGTGAATACGGCTTCGTCGTCCATTTTTGTCATAGCAAGTAAGTTAGGCTTTTTGCGCTCTTGGAAAATAAGCGGCTTAAGGGCTTTTGAGGTATCGAGTACGTACCAGGCTTCGCCCTCGTAGGCTACATCTTCGGCCATATTGGCAGTAGACACCGCTACACCTGTACCGTCGGCATTTGGATAAACCGGATGATCAACATCAAAATAGTTTTGTCCGTCGTAGCACAAGGTTGTAAAACCAGCTGCCAACAATGGGAAAATCATTTCGTCTGGGTGAATGGCCGCCGCGTTACCCATTTCTTTAAAAATAGGTGAGTACACTCCTAGGTTGTCGTCTTCAATATCGTTGCGGTCTACGCCTACCGTTGACTCGTAATCGTCGTTGGTAATGGTGTACGCCTGCGATTTCATACTTTGAATATTACGATCGCCAATCCATTTAGCCAGGCTTGGGAACTTACCCAACCAGCCATAGGTATTACTGGCCGATGTAGATTTAATTACACTGGCAATTTTATTAAATTGCGGTGCTGCTTCTGATTTACCTTGTTCAAACTCAGATTTAAACGCGGTAAATAAAGCGTTTAAAATTGCTGGGGTCACTAAAGCCATTAGTTTTGCTCCTGTTTAGCTTTGGCATAAGCAGCATGGCTAAGACCTAATTGGTCTGCTGCATACTTGTCTTCTGCTGTGAGTGCTGCTAAGCCGTCTTTGTCTTGCTCTGGCTTAGGTGCGTGAGTGGTTTGCTGAGCCGTTAAGCTTGCAATAGGTGAACGGGCATCTAACACCGCTTTTAACGCAACAACGCCTTGCTGATTACCTAAGCTCGTTAAGTATTCAACTTCGCTGGCGATAATGCGGCCATCTTGTTTAGCCTTGCTAATTTCCTGCTCAACCGTTTGGGTGTCGCTGGTGCTTTTAAGGGCAACCATTTCAGTGTGCAATGCGTTGTAGGTTTCAACCGGCACGTACTTAGCTAAATTAACCTCAGAATTTGGGCTATTGGCTTTTAGTGCGGCAACGGCATCGTTGGCGTTACTTAGCTGGGTAGTGAGCGAGTCGGCTTCGTCGGCCTTAGCCTTTAAAGCAGTGAGCGCTGTTGTTGCTTGGGTGTAGTCTGCATCGGTGATTTTGTCACCATCCACAGTTATACCTAGCAAGCTCAGCAATTTTTGAGCTGCATTCATGGGTGTATCTCCATTGTTAACATGGGTTTTAGAAGTCTTTAAAACAGCAACTTTGTCCATACCGTCTACCGCTGGGTCGTTGGTAAGGGCAAAATGGCGTAATTTGGTTGGGCGGCCTGTTTGTTTGTCGTAATGAAAAACAGGGCTTATAAAGCGGTATTCGTCGTTTTTTAGGTGTGCGCGTGCGCTAGGTGTCCAGCGTACATTAAGGGCATAAAGTCCCTCGCCTGGCACATACTCTAAGTCGCTTGGGTTAAACCAGCCACTTGCTGGGGCTGGCTTGCCGTTTTCTTCGGCGTGTAAGGTTTGGTGCTCGTAGTCAAAGTGGTAGTCGTTGGTGCGGGTGCTGGCTGTGCTTTTTAATAGCTCAAATGCAGCTTGGTCTAGTAACCAGGCATTAGCAGGTACGTCGAATGGGCGGCCATCGTGTGATTTAAAATAGCCATCTGGCATCACCATTACTCGCTCGCTTATACCTTGCTCGTTTATGCTGCTTTCAAAGCGGCACGCAGCAAAGCCTAGGTCGGCAGGCTGGTTTGCTGATAAAACAGCGAGTCCTATGGTGGTTTCAAGTAAGCTTTTTTTAGTAAATGGTTTTTTCATGGCTGAGCACAGTTTGAATAATCTGTGCTCAGTATGGATTTAGAATTGAATTGGTTGGCCGTGCGGTGTTTCGGGAATTTATAACGGGTATTTACAGGTTAAAATGAGGATTTAGGTTTATCACAGTAAAACACGAGTCAATATTAGCTATACAACCCTGTTTAAACGCTGTTTAAAATCACCTGTAAGCGATTATTATAATTTAAACGCCACATTGTGTGACTTTGGCAATCACAAGCGCTTAGGTTTGATTCTACGCGCTTGGGCTTTATTTTTAAATCAAAAACTCACTTAATATTTCTATCACTTCTTTTTCGTCGTCATCTGACAACCCTAAAAATGGCCGTGCTGGTATGGCGGCTAAACGGGGTGGCATATCGCTTGTACCACCAAATTGATGAATAGCGCCGTACTCCATGTTTGTACCAAACTCTAATGATTCGTCCCCGATGTTATAAGCGAGCGTGTCGCGCAGTATGTCGTTTAGCCTGAGTATTTTATCTTTGTTCTTTTTTTTACTTTTAGCGTAGTCGGGGCTAAGTGCTTGCCATGGGGTGCCGTCGGGGCTGCGCTGCTCGTCAAAGTGATCGCGATGGGTGAGCATTAAGTGCTCCCCAACGTTGCCCAATGCGGGCGCTAGGTTGTTGGCATTTTTAATAAGCTGGATGAGCACGTCGCTTACAGCTTGTGCGCCTTGGGTGCTTATTTGTATTTTAGCGCCTGCCATTACACTAGCCCCTCGTTAAAGGCTTGCATGTGTGTTTGCTGGTCTAGCCCTGCGATTAGTGCGGGTAGCAAGCTTGCTATAATATCGGCCTCTGCGCCTTTGGCTTTTGCCTCAAGCTGCGCGAACTCGCGACACGTTTGTATGGTGTATGGCGTTTGCTCTAGCAGTTTATTTACTTGTAATAATACTTTCATTTCTAAATAGCCTATTGTCTGCTTTATTTTCATCGCTGTTTACTCTGCGATTTAGCGGCATCTTTTACTAGTTGGTCTATCCAGCTTACTAGGTCTGGTTGCCATTTTTTAAGCTCTTTGCGAGCCAGTGCCCAGGCAGTAAATGCCTCGGCAAATTCTTCGTATTTGTTGGCGGCTCCGTAATAGGTTACGGGTAAGGCGTTTTTTAAAAATGCCGGTGCGCCTGCGTAGTAATGCACTTGATGGCCTAGTTCGTGTAGCCAAGTGGCAACCACTGCATGTGCTTCGTTTTTATCTAGTGCGTTAAGTGTATCTGATATTGTGTGATCGCGTTTTAAGGTTTGCCCATTGTGCTTAAAGCTGTACTTACCTGCGTTGTTAGCGGCGAGCCTTACGGTAAGCGCTGCGGTGTCTTGTACGGCTTGCATGTCTACTTTGGCTAGGTTTTGGCTGGCTTTTACTTTTACAACTACGTGCTCAAACCCCACTGAGGTAAACCCGCCTACCCGTTTAGGGCTTCGGGTTGCATATTGCATACGGGCGTAAAAGTCATCTACGCCTAAGTACTCGCCTACGTCACTGCGTATGGCTGCGTTTGCTTTAGAACCTGCGCTCATTTCATTACTTTTTACAAACAGGGTTTTAGTTTGCTTGGCGGTTAAAAAGCTGTTTAACCCGCTAAGAACTTCGCTATCGAGCTTGGCTAGCAATGGGTCGAGCTTTAGTGCTGTGACGTTTTTAGCGGTGCTGTAAGCCGATGGCACAATGCGGCTTGCTTGGTAGTCTGCTACGCGCTTTGTAAGCGGTGCTTTGTCGGCCACTTGCTTTTTAGCCTGGCTTGTTAGCTGGGCGGTATTTTTTGGGGTGTAGTCAAAGCCCGGATCAATACCACGGGGTAGCTCAAACTCTTCGCCTGTTTTTTTGTTTGTCCAGGTGTAGTTACCCTCATCTGGCGCAGTGCCTACGGTTAGGCCACGGCGTTTAAGCTCACGTTCGCTTAGGCTAAACTTTTTACATTTACAGCCCCAGCCGTTTTGTGGGCTGTGGGTATCCCACCATGGATGATCAACCGGTAACACTAGGTTATTCCATTTTAAGTGCAGTACGCGCGGGGTTTCACTATCGCCGTGTTTGTATAGTGCATAAGGGCGACTTGCTTTAAGCGCTTGTATTTGCCCCTCGCGCCCTGCGTTATAGGCTTGGCGTATATTGGTTTCGTATATTAACTGGCTGCGCCATGCAGGCTGGCCGTTATGCTCCCAGCCGTAACGCGATTTGATGTTATTAAATTCGTTTTGAAACCAGCCCAGGCTTTTACCCTCGCTTATGGCTTTGTCTACTGAGGTGTAAAAGTCGTTAAGCATGTCGGCTTTGGTTACACCTGCCACCATAAATGCGCGGTTATTGGCGTTTTGCCATACATCATCCCAGCTGGTGCTGGGTGTGTTTAGCTTTTGCCTAAAAAAGCGTATGGCATCATCAAACGGTAATGAGCCGTATCTAACAGCCATTTAACGCCCCTCATCCACTTCTAGTGCGCCTAGTAATTCGCTGGCTGCCATGGCCTTTGCCATTAGCTCGCTAAAGCCCTCTGTGCTTATTTGTGGCTCTAGTTCTAGTATGCCGTCGCGTATTTCTTCTAGGCTGCTGGCGTTTTTAACCAACTCGGTTACGGCATCGCTCATACTGTTTAAGTGAGTTTGTGCTTGTGCGGCCAGCTGCTCAGCTACTAGGTCGGCGTTATCTTTTTGCGGTGTATTTTTAAGTGCAGCAAACCCCTTAAGTGCGGCGCTTGGCTCTGTTGGTGCAGTTATTGGGGCAAGGCTTAAAATAGCCTCGCCCTTTTCTGGGAGTGGTATTTGGGTTTTTTCACTTACCCAGCTAACCGGTACTGGGTAGTTGGCTTCGGTGAGTATTTTAAGCGCGGGTGCGAGTACGGCTATGTCGTCGGCTTCGCTGGTGTCGAATTTAAAGCGTGGGATACGGCGTGCGCCTGAGTAGCTTTTAGAGTTAAGCGCGTGCATTGGGTAAATAATATCGCGCGTGATGGTGTTGGCTACTTGTTTTAAATCGCTCTCAGTTATGTCGTCTAGCACGTCCATATGAATGCTGCCTAGGGCGTTTGTGCTGGTTTTGCCATCGGCTTGGCTGGTGAGCGTTGCCCCTAATACGGCTTTGCTTTGGGTGGTTTCACACCACTTGATCATGGCTTCAAATGGGTCGGCTTGGCCGTTGGCTGCATTTTGAAAGTCGATTTCCATACCTTTAGGGATAATCCCGCCTGCGTTATGGCCGATGCTAAGCACGGCACGTAACAGGGTGGCTTTTTCGTCTTCGCTGGCACCATTAGGGTATTTACCCAGGCGTAGCGGTAGGCCGTAAATTTCTAAAAATTCGGCTAGGTCGCGTATTGAATAGTTTTTAAATAAGTACGGCCATGCCACGGTTGAGGTTAAACCGGTGCGGTGTATATAACCTGACTTACTACGGTGGACATGGGCACACCAACCAAATGGGTTTAGTGCTTGGCCTGTGTAGCTATTGTCGCGCAGCATAAGCTGATTGCGGTTATCTGGGTGGGTTTGAAATAGGTTTTGGTCGCGAAATTCGTAACCAGTAATAATATGCTCGCCGTTATCAAACGCCCAGTTAAGCTCATTACATGAAAACGATTTTAGTATTGCGTCGCTGCAATCAAATAGTAGGTCGTCTAGCCAGGTGGCATCTTCTAGTATTTCTTGAATTGCGGCGGCGTCTTTTTCTTCTTGCTCTGTTGCGTTGCGCGGCGGCTGTACTGACCAATCGTACTTAAGCCAGCCTCTGCGACGTTTGGTAAGTTCGCTAAATAGGTGGCCGTCTTTGTCTTCCATGTCTTTTGCTAGGTCGGCCATGGCCGATAAGTTACCTGCATCGGCATCTTTTAATAGTTGCGACAACTTAGCAGGGGTAAGCGCTTCGCTTGGGTGCTCAGCAAATTGGCGCATTAGCATGCCAATGCGGCTATCTTGCTGGGTTTGGGCTTGCTTAAAGTCGGTTGAATTTAGCGGGTTGCCGTGAATGTCTACTATTTGGTTCATGCGGTTACTCTTATGATGGGCTTAACGCTTAGCACGTATACGTCTAGCGTTTTAGTGTGTTGGTGGGCCTTGGCTAAATTGGCGGCGGTTATATCAAGCTGCTCTGTTTTGGCTGTAAACAGTGCTTGGTAAACGATTCTAAAACGTGGCATTACCAGGCTGCCTTACGATCACTTGCTAGGTCGTCGCTGTGGTCGGGGCGTAAGCTGTTAGCGGCTTGCTGGGCTTTGCTTGGCAGTGGTGTGTATTCTATGGCGCTGCCGTCCATTTCGGCTGCCCGTATTAGCATGGCTATTGATACGGCGCTATCGCCGTGGCGTTTGTTACCATCGGTGCCGGTGTTTTTACCTTTATCTACCTGTGCAATACCTTTTTTAAGTTTAATTTGACCTAGGTCGTCTAGTACGTCTTGGTCTTTTGGTAGCGTGATGTTGTTAGTTTCAAAGTAGTCTTTTAGTTTTGGCATCCACTCGCGATACCAGGCTTGTGATAAATGCACGCTATCTACCAGCTCAGTGCCGTATTTAAGGCTTGCAGCTTCGGCTAAGAAACCACCGTTACCTGTGGCGTCAAACGCTAGGCCGCGTAGTTTTGGTATGCGGTCACAAATATAGAACATGATTTGCTTTTGCTGCTCGTAGGTTACGTTGCGCAGCTCTACCATAAAGGGCACGGTTAGGCTGGTGTCTTGGTTTATTTCACCAATACTGAATACGGTTAAATCGCCTTTGCGGGCAAAATCCTCACCAAAGGCATGGGTTAGATCAGGATTTAACCCACTGAGTAAATCATCTATATTTTGTTCAAGCCATGTGGCTACGTCTTTTACGCGCTGGTCTTCTGTCCAGCTTTCAAAGTCGGTGGGGGCTTCGTAGCGTATTACTTTGCAGTCGTCGCTTAGAGCACGTTCGCGCAGGCGGCGGCTCAGGTATTGCCCTGCGCCTTGGCTTGGTACGCAGTATAGCTCTTCGTTTGCGGCATCGGCAGTGGGGTAAAAATCAACTTGATTAGCTAGCCACTCGTCTTCTTTGGCTTGCGTCCAAGTTTGCCCACTTACCAAACAAATACGCTTGTAAAGCCCATGTTTTAGCGCTTTATCAATAGGAATATGATGCACGGAATACTTTTTAGTGCCGCGCCTTGCTTGGGTAATTAGGGTGTTAAATAGGTTATCTACGCCATTATGGGTTGAAATAATACGTACTCGACCGCCCCACATGGTTAAGGCCATAGCGGCTTTTAGTACTTCGTCTAGCTTGTCGTGGAATGCGGCTTCGTCTATTACTACGTTGCCTTGACGGCCACGCAAGTTACGTGGATTAGAGCTGAGCGCGACAATTTTTTTACCGGTATTTGGGAATTTAATTTCAAAGGTGTTGATTGATCGCTTTGTGCCGTCTGGGTCTTTTTCTTCAAATATGCCCTCTTCCACTTCGCCCATTACCATGTTGAGCTTTTGCGCCCAAAATGCACAGGCGTCTATAAACTCCTTAGCCATTTCTTTGTCTGAGCCAAGGTAATAGGTGTTCTGGCCGTTGGCGGTTGCTGCTGCGCTTAGTACGTCGTCTAGTGCTTCGGCAAAGGTTAACCCAGTACGGCGTGACTTTTCGGCAATTTTTACTATTGCTTTGTCTTCCATCCATGCTTTTTGATAGCCAAAAAGTATGTCGGTGCCCATGGCAACCGCTAACGAACCTGACACTTTGCTAAGCGGTAGCTCGTTGGTTTGGGTAACGCTTTGCGCGGCGCTAGTCATGCTTTAGCCCTAATATGTCGCGTTTGAAAAATGCCAGCATGTCGTCTGCGGTTTGCGGTAAGTTTTCGTTTTTAACCTTTTGGTCTAGGTCTTTAGCGAGCTTTTGCGCGTAGGCTTTTTCGATTTCTTGCTGGCGTTTGTGTGCGGCCATGGCGGTTTTCTCTAGGCGCTGGGCTGCTAGCATGGCATCTTTTATGGTGTCGATGTCTACTGCTGCGTCTTCGTCGGGGTTCATCATTTGTTGCTGCATAGCACGAAACAACTGAGAACGGCCCATTTCTAAAATTAGCTTGGTGGTATCGCCTGTGGGCTTTTCGCCAAGCTCTGCGGTAAGTGCTTTAGTTGACTCGCGCAGGTCGCGTAGCTTTTGGCCTATGGCTTCGGTTTTTTGTGCGTGGCGGCTTAGGCCACTGCGGCTAATGGTTGCGCCCTCGTCTAAGCCTGACTCAATAATAAGGCTGTTAACTGCGTCGAGTATTTCGCCCTGGCTAAAGCGTTTGTCGCGTAGCATTGAGTCGAGCTGCTTTTTAATGTCTTCGGGCAGTAAATCAACTTTGCTGGGTTGGCCTCTGCGGATTGATTCGCTCATAGTTAACCTCGTGGCCCTGGGCGTTTAATGCCAGGCACTACACTAATGCCCTCGGCTACGTCGATGCCTGATTGCGTAATACGGGCTACCCATGTGTTTTCTGTGAGTTTATCAAGTGTTATATAGCCGTTTTGCTCTAACCAATTGAGTAAGGTTTTAAGCTGATCACGACTGCAACCCAGTGCATAGCGTTGTAATACATCGGCTAGCATGCTGGTGTTAGCGCCAAAATCGGCGGATTCTTTTAGCGTTATTAGTATGCTAATTCGTTGGTGCTCGGCTTGAACTTGTAACATTGCCATGGTGGTTTTTCCTGAATTAAATTTGGGTTAGCCTGCTTAGCTGTCGTTGCTGCGCGTGCCTCTGAGTTCGTTTTCCATGAGTAGGTCGGTTAAGCGTTTTAGGTCTTTTAGCTGTGGGTTAAGGCCGTCTATTTTTACGCTTACTTCTAATAGGCGTTTATCTAGGTCGTGTATGTCGTCGGCGTTGGGTAGGTCTTCTACTGTTTTTTCTACGGCACTTAAACGGCTCTCTAACACCTCATGCACTTTTTTAGTAACAAAGGTACTGCGCAACCATGCCAGTGCGCTTGCCCCAATAATGGCAATACCTACGGTTAAAAATGCTTTCCACCATTCCAATATAAAATCCATGCTAGCGCCTATAGTGCTGTTGTTGTATTTCAATAAGTGATTGGCAATCAACACAGGTGCTACAGTTTTTAACCGCGTCACGGCGTTGCTTGGGTATGGTTATGCCGCACTCTTGGCAGTGCATAAACGCTGCACCGGGCTTATTGGCTTGTTCGCGCTGAATTGATAGCGCGGCATCGAGTAGGTGTTGCTCTATTTTTTGCGCGTCGTCTAATTTGCTCACTGCGGTTTCCTTACTTTTTCAATTACGTTTTTAATGCTTTGCTTAACGCTTGGCGCGGCTTTTTCAACTGAGCGGCCAATAACATAGCCACCTATACCTAGCTGTAATAGTTCCCATGCTTGCGCTGATAAACGAAAAGCCAGCACACCAAATGAATCAAGGCAGATCAACACTAAGAACGTAAGCATGGTGATTGGCCGCCAATTACGCTGCAGGGCGCTTTCGCCTTTGGCCTCGGCGGTAATTATTTGCGATTGCGCCTCTAGTACTTTGCCTTGTAGCTCTACAATTTTGCCCTCAAGCTCTAACACTTGGCTTTGAGCTGCGTTTTCAATGCGCTTGAGTTCGTTGGTAATGGTTTGGCGCTCTTCGTCGCTGGTAAAGAGATCATCAATTAAATTGGTGATTGGCTCGACCACGTTAAACCAGTTTTTAATTGCCATTGGATTCTCCAAAGCGTTTTTTAAGGGCTTCACGGGCGTTTTTGTAGCTTTGCTGGCCCTCTACCCGCAGCTGTATGTCGATGGCTCTTACTGATTGCCAGCCTTTATTAAAGTGGCTTTGCATGGTGCCGCAGTGGCTGTGCATTGGTATTTTGCGCGGATCGAATGGCATATTGTGCATGCGGGCATCAACTTCTAATTCCATGCGTTTCTCGCGGCCTTTTTGATAGGACCAATCCCAATTTTTACCCATTAGGCCACCTCACTTAGCTGGTTTACTGCAAATTCGGTTACGTGGGCTAGGCGGTTATACCAGCCCTCTAGGTTTGGTTTTTGGCTTGAGTCGTTTGCACAAATGCGGGCGTACTTTCGGCCACGGTTTACGCTGAGCAATACGGTTAAGCTAAGGGCTGGACGCTGCAGGATAGCGGCTAGGGTTTTTGGCCCCATGCGACCATCGGGCTTTGAGTTAACTAATCGCTGGGTTAATTGGGTCATGGCGGGTGCGCCGTGCTGTACTGCGCCATCTAGCAGCATAAAGTCAACCCCTGCGGGGGTTTGCTCGCAGTGCATGGCGCGCCAATAATCACGGTGATACAGGCTTATTGCTTTAGCAAGCGTTAGTTTTTCAATATCTACCGCTGGGTAAGCGCGCTGGCTTATACCGTATTTGGTAAGGCCGCCACGGTCTGATGCCACGTTATTTAACCCACCATCGCTGCGCAAGCCACCCTCTAAATAGAGGATTGGTAATATGCACTGAGCAAATTTAAGCGAGTACGGGGCAAGCGCGTTTTGCACTTCGGGTACTTGTTTAAAGTAATTTAAGTTTAGTGGGTTGAATACGAACATACCGAAAAGCCTTGTTGTTTTTCGGTATTGTGAGGGGGTGTGCTTAGGTGTTGGCCGTGCGGGGTTTCGGGAAAGTTTAGTTAAAAAGTAGACAACGGCAATAAAGTTTTTTATGGTACTGCAACTTAGCAATTTTCGCTAGTTACTATTTAAAAGGACTTAATTTATGAAATACCCCGCCCTTGTTTTTATTGCGTTGTTTTCACTTTCAAGCCATGCGGCTATTTATAAATGTGTTATTGATGATGTGCCCACATTTAGCCAAACCCCTTGCGCACCGGATGCTAAAGAGCTGCATTTAAAAGTAACAAAAGCCCCGGATACACAAGCTGTAAGCAATGATATTTTGCAACAATGCACTGAGCTTGCAAAAAATAGCGGCTGGCGCGATCCCAATTCGTTTATGGTTGTGTCGCATGAAAAGCAATGGCGCGATGATGCAAGCGGAGCGCGATTAGTGTTAGCCATGCGAGTGAATGCTAAAAATGGTTATGGTGGGTATGGTGATTCTAAGCCGTTTAATTGCTTTTTAAATCACAGTGGTACGGGTTTAAGTACTGTTCAACACTGGATTAACTAGCAATAAAAAAGCCGCGTAAAGCGGCTTTTTAGTGGTTCAAATTTGTGTGCTGGTAAGCATTTTTGGCCGCTTAAATAATAATGCCCTCGTTTGCAGGTCTTCTATGCTAGCTGTTCTACCGTTAATTGATAACACCTTTATACTACCGCTTTGGTCTGTACTTTCTAATGTTTGGTAGCTCTCTTGTTCTTTAATGTTTTTTAACCAGCTGGCTGCGCGATTAGTTGATACACCAAACACCTGAGCTAAGGTATGTGAGTTGTAAAACTGCTGGGTTTGTAGCATTTTTTCAGCGGCGTTTATTGTGCTGCTCATTGACTTAGCTCCTTTACTTTTTGTTGTAGTTCGGTGATGCCTTGTAACAACTTATTTGGCTGGTGAATAAGCATAAACTCTAGGTCTTGTGCTGTTGTTTTTTCAAGCGCGGCGGGCGTTTTAGCTATGAGCGGTGCGCCTACTTCGTCTATGAATTTGTTTTCGTCTTGCATTACGTGCAGCTGTATTTGTATGTCGGTGTGCTGTTCTTGCAGTGTGCCCAGTAGTACGTAATTGTTTGGGTGTTTACCCTCTAGCATATCGACTATTAGCGTATCGACACACTCTACGGCTTCGGCGGCTACGTTAACCGCTTCGCTCATTGGGGCTTTTTTGGCTGGGTTGTTCATTAAAATAATCTCCTTTGGCGGCGCTCGGTTTCTACAATGCGTTGGTGCTGGATGATTTCAGCTATACGGCGCTCTGTTAGTTTAAATTTATTGGCAAGCTGCTCGATGTTGTTGCCTTTGTATTCTTGCCATATTTGTATATCGCGCAGGGCTGCTTTTAGGCGTTGGTCGGTGGGTATGTATACGTCGCGCCCGCCAAAGTAATGGCCTATTGCTAGGGTTATGGCCTCGCCTACCCCTTGCGGGTTGTTTACGCTGGCTTTGGTTAGCTGCGATTCGATAAGCAGTGCAAGTGATTGCAGGTTGCTAGGCCAGCGCTTACGTACTTCGGCTGCATCCTCAGTAGATAACTTGCTTAGGCAGTCTTGCAGCTGCTCTACGCTTTCACCAAACAGCTCTGATTGTTCTTGATTAGGCATGTTTAAGCTCCAAGTTTTTGTTATACAACCCCACGTTAAAGCCAAATTTATATTGGTCATTCCAAGAATATGTGTTTGTGTTTTTTTGATTTATAAGGCCATCTGCATAACCACTTTGATAATCTGCGTTGGTATCTGAAATTGATTTAATTGGGTAAATAACTGGCACAAACTCATTGGCTTTCACAAAAATTTTGTTTCCGCAAATACGTACTTTTTTGCCAGCCCATACTTTAAATTGAAATGGTTGGCAGTCGATGATCACATCATCTTTTATAATCCACTCTAAAAAGTCTTGGCCTTGGTCTAAAAATTTAATTGTTTTCATTATTACTTTTCCTTATTTACTTTTGCGCCGTAGCGATTCATTTGCTCTAAATAGGCTTGGTGGTTTTGTTGCTCACTCATTTCTAAGCCCTGGCGTTTTATTTCCATACTGCGGCTACGCTGTGCGGCGGTTGGCTGCACTATTTGCTCTAGTGAGGTGGTGAGCACTTGTTTTAAGTAGTTATGGTTTGCAAGCGGCTTTATGTTTGGCTGGCCTACTCGCTTTGCCATGATTGAATTGGTGGTTTGCTCCATAGCGTGGCCCAGTGCCGCTACGTTCTCGGTTAGGGCTAGTACTTCATGGGCTAGCTTTACTGCGCGTGTGGCGCTTAAGTCCTGCTTTGCTGGGCGAAACAGGGCTAAGTAACCGACCAATGCCTGGGCTGTGCGTTTGTTGATGCTGGCTACGATGCTTAATAGTTCTTTGCCTGCGTCGTCTTGCACTAGCTGATCTAGGCTTAGGTGGCTTTTACACACGGGGCAACGGGTTAATTTCATTGGTGCTGATCTCAAATATGTTGCATACGCCTTGGTATGATTTATGGGGTACGGTGCTAAGCGGTATTGGCCGTGCGTAGGTTTGGCCTGATACAAGGCAGTTAAATGCTTCGTACGCTTGCATGTTGTTTGCTTTTAAATGCGCTACCATTTCGCGTTTATGCCATTTTTTAAGCGGCTCTAGCACTTGTATGGCTTGCGTGAGCGTTAAAAACTGGGTGTGGTAACTTACGTTTTCGCCCACCTTGGCACGATTTAGCATGCGGTTTACGTAGGCATCTAGGGCGGTTTCTGAGCCATCGCGCACAAAGCTTTGTTTGTGCATGGTGATCCAAATTGCGCGTATTTTGTTTATTTCGCCTAATTGCTTTGGTGACGATTTAGGGCTTAAACGGCGTTTAGCCTTTGTTTTAAACCCTGCTTTTTTAAAGTGGTCTAACACTTTGTTTAGCTCTGGTAAGCTCATTTGGCTGCATGACGTTTTACCCGCTGCGCCAAGTAGTGCGGCGCGGTAGGTGTCGTCGTCTAGCCCTAGCTGCCCTTTAGCGATGTGTATTAGCTGAATTAGCTTTGCTTTAGTCATTTTTAAACTCTTCTAGCTGCGCGCGTAGGCTTAAATAGCTTTGACCTATGTCGGTGGCTTCTTGGTCTGTAAATAGGCTGGTGTCTACTGCTAGCTTGTGTGAGCACTCTAAAAACTTAACGAGTGCAACAAGCTGTTTTAGTTCTAATGTGGGCTGTATTAATAGGGCCATGTGACCTCCTTTTGTTGCTTTATTTTTATCAAAATGCTTTTTGTTTTTAGTAAAGCACTTTGATAAAAAGCCGCATCCGTGCGCGCTTTTTGGTTACTTAATTAGGCTTTGTGGTTGGGCCTAATGTTGTTGGGTTTACACTTACCAGTTGGCTTTGCACTACAAAGGTGATGTTTTGAAATACAAAGTTAATACTTACTGGTTCTTTACTTTGAGCTACCTGGTTTACGATGTTTTGTAGCTCGCTGTGTTCGCTTACTTGAATTGTTATGCCTTCCATGAATTGCTCCTTATAGCTTTGCTATGTCGAGTGATATAGCGTGTTCGTGCTCGCCTATGGTTTCGTAAAAACGAATAAAGCGGGTTGAGTCCATTACCAGTATTGAGTCGGCTATAATGTCCATTGCACGCTGCCATTTGCCGCTGTCGTCGCTGATTTTAAGGCGGCGTAGCCCTAGCACTTTTTGCACACTCACCTTGCCTTTTTTGTCGGTGGCAAAGGTTTGTTCAATAATGAGTTTGAGGTTTTCGTTTGCGCCCTCGCTCCATTCGTTTAGGCACTCGTCTATTAGCTCTTTTGCTACTAATAGCTCGGGGCCAAGCTCTATGCTTTCTTGCACTTGCAGGGTTACTTTTTGTTTGTGATCAAAACTGCGTAGCGTGACGTTACCTTTAGTGCCGCCCAACTCTACCGCGTACTCTTGCGCCAGTAGGGCTATGAATGCGTCAAACTCGCTCATTTGCTCTTTTTTAAAAGCTGCTAATGCTTTGCTTTGCTCTTTGGCTTTAGCTATGGCTGATTGCACAAACTCATGGCGAATTATGTCGGCTGGGCGTATAGCTTTAACTGGCACCTGGTGGCCTTTTTGATTAGTTAAAAATTCTTGTGGCATAGTGGTTATCTCTCTATAAAAATGATGATTTGGCCGTGTAATTTGGCTGGACGAACTTGTCGCGTTCGCCCGTTTTTTGTTTCGGTTATTACGGGTAAGTGTGCTGGGGCTTGGCCTGCCACTTCGATTACATGGCGGCTAAAGCCTTTGTGTGAGCTGATAATTTGCAGCCCTTGTTTTTGTAACTCTTTTAGTGCGTTGCGTAGTTGCATAGTTATTTACTCCCGCATAATTTTGAGTGTGGGCAACCGTTACGGCAGGCTCTATATAGCGCTACGCGTACATGGTTGGTTGCTGCGAACTTTCTGTTTTGATGTTCTAGGCATTCGTTCAGCGGTATTTCGTCCAAGATTGGGCAAGTTACTGTTGATGCCATAAATACACCCTCTACACGCTGCTGTATTACGTGTGTAGAGGCTTTGTATTTGTCGTTTACTACTTGGCTTACTGTGGCTTTACTTACGCCTAGTTTTTCGGCAACGCTGCGCATGCCTTGCTTTGCTACTTCGTCTTTTAAAACGTGTAGCCAGTTAGTTGTTGAAGTCATGCGCTTCTCCCAGTGTGACGGGGGCTATTTTTACGGTTTTACGTTGCACGGCGTTAAACTCAATTAGCTCGTTTGTGTTTGGGTCAAATACGCCTGTTGCTTTTGGAACGGGGCGTTTTGGACCGGTATTTTTAAGCATGCGGTATATGGTTGTCTCTCCTGCTCGCTCAATGACTGAGCCTGTGCGCGGGGCTGATTTGACAACAAATATGTACCCTGCTTTTTTTAAAATTGAGATATATGAACGCGCAGAGGCTACCGATATGTCGGCGGTGCTTGCTACTTGCCCTGCGTCAAATTCATTTAGGATTCGCATTGATTGCCACATGCGCTGTCTCCCTGAGTTTTTTTGTTTTGCATCACTGTTTTTTGGTTGTTTAAACGGCTTGTATTGGGCGTTTAAAACGGTGTAGGTGATGTGTTCGTAATCAACATTTTCGGCTATGGCCTTTGCTGCGATTAGGCGTTTTGCAAAGGCTTTTAAGCTGTCGAGTGTTGTGTGCTCTATGGCATCGCGCACTTGTTGCAATGAGAATGTTTTTAGGATTCTCATTGCTTGCCATGCGTCTTGTAGTTGTGGGCGGCTCACTGAATCTCTCCTTACGCTTTTTTAAGGAAAAATTCTTTAGAACCCCACTGCTGTAGGTCGATGCTCGTTAGGCCGTTTGCCAGTGCAAAGGCTTCTATTTTTGATAGTCCTGTGATGATGCGACGCACCTCGCCGTCGGTGTCGCTAAGCAACTGGTTTAGTAGGTCGTCTTGTATTGTGAGCGTTGGCTCTATGACTGCATTGACGATAATTTGCAGGTCTTCGCGTTGGGTTGGCTGGAACTCTAGCCATTCTGATATACGGTTATAAAATTGACGGTGACGCTGTAATTTGCGGCGCACTGACTCCATGCCAATAAGTACTACTGGGCAGTTGGTTAGGTCGTGAATATCGCGCACGATTTCGAGTGTGTTTTTGTCGTTTAATAGGTAGTCGGCTTCGTCTATAAACAGTGGGCGATTGTGTATTGCCATGTGCTCTATGATGTAGTTAAGCATGGCTTCACGGGTGTAAATGTCAGGACCGCTTAGCTCTTTAACTATTTGGCGTAACAACTGCGCTAATGTCATGCCTGATGTGGCACGTATGTAGATGCCGTCGCAGCGGTTAACCAACCATGCTGTTGCGGTGGTTTTACCAAGACCTGGATCGCCGTAGATTAGGCCAATGCCTGGTACGCCATGCGCGCGTTGGTTTAGGGCTTCTACCATCATTTGTGTGGCTACTACGTTGCTTACGATTGCTATTTTAGTTTTCATGCTTTATTCCTTTACTGTTTGTGTAATTTTGTGGTTGCAGCAGGTGCTGCGTTCATGTCGCTTAGTAGGTCGTCTAGGCGTTTTGATGATGCGCGATTGTTTTGCTCCCATGTGTTTAACCAGGTGGCATCTGATTCGCTTAACTGATTTGTTAGGCGTTGTTTTTTATGAAACATGGCTTTGCTTTGTGGGTTGTCGAATAGCGGCGTTGGGTTGACGTTTGCTATGGCGGTTTCAATTTCTAACTGCTTACGGCGTTTTTCAAATTCGCTTAATTGCTCGTCGCTAAAGCCGACTGTTGGCTTGCTGTCGAGCGCTTTTGTGGCTGACTGCGTTATGACATTGGTGTGTTCAACCGACTGTTTAGGCAGTGTTGCAAGCGCTTTGTTTTGGGTTGTGTAATGCCCTAGCACTTCGTTTGCTATGTCTGAAACATTGACGCTTTTAGCGGTCTTTTTAAGCTCTTTTAGCTTGCGCGATGTTTCGGCAGATTGGCTGCGTTTTGCATGGTGTGCTACGTCTTGACGTGTCATGCCTGCTGATTGAATTTCGTGGTCTGTGGCGATACAGATAAACTCGTTATTCATGCGATTAAATACGTAAATACGGCCTACGTTTTTAGGGTCCCATTTGCATAGCACTTCATCGCCTACGATTGCGCCCAGTTCTGGGGCAATATAGAAACCACCACTTAGTTTTATGCCCTCTTTGCCTACCATGCGTAAACCGCGATTTGATGGTATTGGCTGTAGCATTACATCTAGTAAACGCTCGTCTTTGATCACTTTGATTTGGTCGCGACTTGCTGCGAATAAATCGAATGGTGTTTTATTGCCTATGTTGCTGTGCGGCTTGTGGTGGTAACGGCTGTCTATCCAGTTATCTACGAACTCTTGCAGCTGCTGCGCGGTCATGTTGATTTCGATAGCTGATTTATCACCGCCCTGCTTTGCTAATAAACGCTGTGCAAAGGTTTTGCGCGCTTCTATTGCTTGGCGTTCTGACACGTTGTGACCTATGTAACCGGTTAATAGCTCGGCTATATCGTGCGAGAACGTTTTGAAAAAGCGCTCTATGTAGGGCTTTTCTTCACCTGAAAACGGGCGTGTTGTTTCGTGCTTTATGTCGAGCGCGTCAAACACACTTTTGATTTGTATTGAGGTGTAGTCTTTACCGTTATCGGTGCGGGCTATTTCGGGTATGCCCCAATCGAGTATTGCTTTGCGGATAACTAAACAAATACCGGTGCTGTCACTGGTTGGGTGAATAACGACTTTTGCGCGGCGGCTAAATACGTCGATAATTCCGATTAGTGAGTGGCGGCCATCGGTTAGCATTACGTCTGATGGGGTTGAATCGAATTCCCATAATTGGTTAAGGCGTTTTACGTTTTCGTCCATTTTACCCATGGCGCTCATATACTTGTTTTTCCAAGCATCTGGGTTTGCCATTTTGGTATAAAGTGCGCTGTTTTCGCGCTTCCAACGTGTTAGCCAATCGCGAATTGTGGTTTCTGCTGGTAACGATTTGCCTACTTGATAAAAACGAGCAATTAAACCCTCTTTTATTTGGGTGGCTTTTACGTGTGGGTATTCGTAGATCATTGCTATGCAAAAATCGGCTAGCTCTTTGTCTGAGTCGATGATTGATTTGCCGGTACGCTTAGGCTTTAAAGCTAGCCCTGCTATGCCTTTTTCAGCTACGGTTTTTTGCCAGCGTATTAATGAATTACGCGACACTGACGGTATAACAGATTTACACTCTAATACGTCTTCAATTAAACCTTGGTTATAGCGTTCGCTAAATAGTTTTAAGCCAACAATTTTGCCTAGTTTATTTGCATTTATATATGCGTCTGCTGCATTTAATATTTGCACTTTGGCGCTTGCTTTTGGATCGATTTTTTCTAATCCAGCTAAGGTTTTTAGGTTTGATTGGCGTTGGTGGTCAATTAAATCTTTGTCTAGGCTGTTCACTTTTTCGTTAACAGCTAGGTAAGATGCACCACTTTTTGACGCTGGTGTATCCATTGATTTAATAATAGCCTCTTCCACTTGTATACGAACATATACAGGCAAATCGCTAAGCGCGTATTTTCGCACTTTGCCACCACGGCTAGGTACTTCTGTAAAAGGCCAGTTTTCGTTTTTAGCTTTGATTTGAATGCTGCGCTTACTAAATAGTAAGTAATCAGCAAGTTGTTTAGCTGTGTAGAGTTCCATAATTTACTCCCCGTTCATCTTACGACGTCCGAGCTTACGATTTGGCTTGCCATCTTTACCGTAGCGCTCAGGCCATATTTCACAGGCACTTACGCCGATTACATCGGCAATAATTCTCTCTATAGCTGGGTAGGGTCTATGTAATGCAGTTTGCACGGCATTTGAGGTGTAGCCGCGACTAAAAGACAATTGGCGGCATGACCAACCCTCATCTTCTAGCGCAGCTTTTATATCTGCTTTTGTCCAACCTGGACATTCTATGCTATCCATTTAAGCCACCTTTTTGTTGTATATGTTTGTATCCATGAACACAAGCATATACATACATCTATATACATTCAAACTATTTTTTATACGAACGTATACATAAAAGGTTAAGCTTTTGATATTTAATATTATTTATTTTTAAAATTGGGGGATCGCGGTTCGCGCTTTAAAGTGCGAAAGATCGCACTTGATAACACAGACTGTGTAAATTTTTTATTTTGTATGCACTCGTATGTGTGCTTAAATATATATACATCAATCATCCGAACACAGACTTGCTGGTAAATGGCTGCATTCAACGACTATTTAAAATCGTTACGGGAACAAAAAGCCCTGGACATAGGCACTGTTGCTAAACGCATTGGAGTGCATAGACATACTCAGTCAAATTATGAGGACCATAGAGATCCCCCAATAGATTACTTGGTTGATTTTGCAGAGTTGGTGGGTGTGCCGTTTACTGAAATTCTTAAGCAACGCCTGGATAACTCAAAAGCCACTGAACAAGCTGCTAAAAAAGCTATTAGTTCTTTAAACGCAGTAGATTCAACCTATAACACAGTTTCTGATAATTCACTTAAGTACAAAACTAGTAGCGAATTACTGCAAGTAAAACTTGGTGAGCTTTCACATACTGCTATACCTATGGATGCAACCGTATACATTGACACCTGCAACAAGAACGTTGCACCTGGTGCTATGTATGGCTTTCTAAACCCAATGACCGGTTGTTACTTTGCAGCTAAACTAGCGTTAACTGATACACAGCTAAGGTTAGTGTTTGATAACGCAAAGCGTAAAGATGCTGTATTTGATATTGAGGATGGCAGTAATGAATTGCATTATGTTTTAAAAACTTTAGGTCTTTTAGGTAGGATTATTAAGGCTGAGCTTATTTTTTAGTTACCCATTTACTCCCGCGAATTTTAAAAAGCTTTTTTATTTTACCCATTTTATTCGCTCTTTCCTTTTCGCACTTAATTTTTGTTAAACTCGCTTTAAACCCTTATTTCTCCCGCGTTTTCCCATCTATTCTTATCTATTCCCTATTACCCATTAAGATCTGTTAGTTACAGAAGGCGATATTTTCTTAGACTAATATTAGTGAGTAACACACTCAAACAGGTAGCTAACTCATTGATTGTTTTATTTTTGTACAAAGCATTGCTGCTGCAGTCAAAATTTATATTATGTTTTAGCGCTAGTTTTAGTTTACGTAACTAATACGC